CGAAAAGATTGTGGAAATGCAACCCCACAATGATTTCACTGTGAAGTAGCACTTTGTCCCCCTGGGATGATAACTCTGTTATCATCACAGATTCTCCGTCTTACGACGGCACCCACCTCCTGCGAAGTTTCAAGTCGAAACGTCGCACCGAAGTACTCAAATGGTCCTTATCATATTCCGCTAGACGCGGGGTATGAAAGAACTTAATGAGTGCTGGATACCCATCAAGTGGATCCTCACGGCGCGAGCCGGTCGGAACATAGGTGCGAAGTTCGTACCTATGTAGACTATCATTCCATCTCTGGTATGTAGTCCAATCTTGACGTGTATGCCAACCGAGGCCACTACAATCTCGCGATACCAGCGGTAAGACGTGAGTCTTCTCGCAAATATCTTTGAGGTATGTAGCTGCCGCGTAGTACCCACGCAACCAAAGTTGGTTGGAGGTTGATACTAACGAAGCAAAAGCACCCGGATCGGCTGAGGCAGAATCTGGATCGTGGCGAAGATACACAGGGGTCACATCGTGACCCTTGAAGGCATCGACGCCGCAACTTTCTCGGAAGTTTCCTTCGTTGAAAGTTTTCCCTTGGTTGATCATAAGACCAAAGGAAGTGATCCAGTCAGCAACATCCCGATAATGTTCGGTTTTAACGATGATATCATCGCCAAAAACGCGAACACACCTAGCAGCGCGAATCAACTTTTCCGTCGAAAGATACTTTTCTTTCGAAGTAATCGCAGTGATCGCCAACAAGGCAAAAACTGCAGATTGTATAGGAAAAGTTGTAGCGTTACCCATACCGGCATACTTCTTCAGCGTGAGAACATTGCTGTTCATCTTCACGTTGGGGGTACGGCTTGCAAGAAGAGATTCAAGGAATCTCGGCCGGAGAGCGAAGGCCATCTTTACAACCTGTAAAGACAGTCTATCACTAGCCGACGACAAGTCAATCGTACTCCAGTTGCCGGAGAGAGAGCCGTCAAGCGCCAATACTTGATTTGGTTCTTGACAGTCAAGCGTAAGACTGTGTCTAAGAATAGGGTCCTTCGTGATTTGAATACGAAGAGCCGCATTCAGACCTTGCTGAACAAACTGGTTCATACAAGGTTCGACAGTAATTGTCCTCAAGGCCGAACAGGTCTTAGGAACAGTTACCAGTCTCGCGCAAGTGCTAGGTAAGTCGTTATGGAGATCATCTCTGATAAGGTTACTACAAACCAGCAAACTTGCTGGAAGGTCGTACCCTATACCACAGAGTCTTCGGTCAAAATCAAGTAGACCGTGATACACTTCTTCCCACTTCTGGTTAGTCGTGTATCCCTCCATGACAGCGCCAGGACCATGTTTGCAGTCGTATTCCTGAACAAATTCGAGTCCAGGAAAGACGAACGAGCATACCAGTCCGAATCGAGACAATCGAGGGATATCAACATCCTCGATTGCAAGATCGGTGCTCTCGAAGTCTCTGACAGCTTGACTGGCGAGTTTAAGAGCTCGCTGATCAATTGGAAGAAACTTCTTAAAGAGATAAAGTACTTGCCGTATGCTAAGTATAGCATCGACAGCCGCGTTATCCCTAAGAGTACCTGTTTTAGTATCAAAAACATGGCGTGCAATACCCGAGAGAAATTTCGGGATTTGCCCATACCGAGAGAAACCCGGTATGTCGGCCATCTTTCCGGAAGCAAGGCTCTGATCAAAAGCCTTGCCGAAAGAAGGAAGGGCGATGGAAAAGAAACCATCTCCCTCGTTTTTGAAACGCGCTTCGATCGTTTGTAAGTCACGACCGAGACCTTGCACATCAGGGTGCAGCCTCTGCAAGTCTTGCAGAAGGCTGGCCGAAAGGCCTATCAGGCTTTTCATCTTTTGCAACTCCTGTTGCTAAAAGATCCTGCTTCAATGTTTTGGTGACCCCACATGCAAAATGAGTCAGATCGACGGTGCAAGTTACACCATCGATCTTTAGCGACTCACAAGCACATAGCAAGGGAACAATAGCAGTAAGAACTGCGATTGCATGGCGCATAGGGTTCTCCTAGTTAGGAGAACTCATAGCGTCTCCCAAGCTATAAAACTCATCACCTTGGTTTGCCAGGGCTGCTAGCTCTGGAAGCCGATGAGTTTCGGTATTGTCACTTCGCTGTCATTCAGAGTGTCGATCAGCGCTTGAACAAGCGCCGCCTTCGACGCTGCGGTCCATCCGAAAGAAGGGATGGAAACCGACAATGAAGCTGACGCGACTTGAATACTGTTGCCACCCGTGATAGGGTTGACAGCAGTTAAAGTTTGCGTCAGCTGCATGTAATGACGTTCGCCCGTCTTTGCATTGGCCGAGTGATTGAACTTGAGGCCGTAGCTGTTCGCTACGTCCATTCGGGTCGATCCTTGGCCGTCAAAGGAAACAACTGCGAAAACCAACGCAGGTGTCGGGGCGTTTGCCGCGATTGTGATGGGGTCAACGAGCATTGAAAAGGTCTTTCTTGCTGTGGGTTGAAACCGTAAGACACTATGCCTTACGGTAACTCAACGGCTGAGAAATCAGCGCGGTGAGGATAGCCTTCTGAGTTTCAGAAAGTCCGAAACCAGAAGCAAGTTTAACCCGAGCAAGTGACTGAACGCCCACTCTACATCTGTAGACTGCTTCAAATTTTCCGGTCGACAGGCACTCCGCCTTTCGGACGGTTAGATTGTGAACGGAACCAGAAGCATTGTGGGTGAACTCGTTGTACAGCATAAAACTCCCTATTGTTGCGGTTGACGACAGATACGATGTATATGTCGCCATACCCCAATTGATTAGTTGATAGTCCCCTTGAACTTCTTCGACAAGTCGAAGATAATTCGAGAGTCCGAAAAACCAATCAATTAGCCAAGTCCAAGGTATCAAGTTAAGGATATCAGAGGGCCTGGGAAACAAGCCAAGTTTATCGGCATACAACACTTGCCGAAGAATTGGTTCTTCTATAGACGGGAACTGCACTCCGCAGTTAACAACACAGCGGATACTGGCCTGTCGCCATCCATCTTGCGATAGAGGGTGATCAGGATCAGGCAGCATCGGGTATAGAACATAAGGAGAAATTGCTGGGTGGGAGGTCCACTCACTATCAGGCAAGTGCTGGATAGTAGAGAGTGTGATGTTTTGCCCGTTTTTGGCAATAAGGTAGTTCAATTCCTTAGTTGCCTTTTTCGGGGCATTCATCAGTTGATCACACGCCTGAACCATTGACTGCCAACCAAACTTGTAAGTAAGGTAGGCAGAACTCAATGCTTTGTCAGGGTCAATGAACACGCCGACTCTAGCTAAAGGAGCTTGGAGTCTTTGTGCCATTGAACGAGTCCAAAATTTCGGTGAGACGCTGGCAAGTTGCCAGGCAGCCTTACCGATAATGGCCTCAACATCACGCCATGCGGTTAAAGTACCGCGGAGAGTTTGGGGAAGATCCCTAAGTTCTCCTATTTGGTAGAAAGCATTAAAATTTCGTCGTGTCGGCAAACATGCCGCCACGAGCGAGTCGACCCGTCGGGTCATCTCGCTCAAGGCGAAATTGTGCTCAGCTACCGAACTAGCGTACGATGTCGTGGGATCAACATTAGCGGAACCGCCGTGAGACGATACAGTCAACGTACCAGAAGAGCTCGTAATTAAAGCCGAGCTCCAAAAGTCGTTCCAACTGTAATCAAAGGGAACCCAAGAACAGGTAACATCTGGGGAAGTGAATCTTGGTCTCCAAGATTCATATTCACCAAGTGCGCAAAGTGTTTGAAGCTTTGCCTTAGTACCTTTCTTAGGTATCTTTGCGACGCCAGGATTACGTGATTTCCACGTAGTATCCGCGACCGTAGCATAGACAGGCTGTTGATAACCAGTTTGGTATTCAACAGTGCCGTTCTGCGGCCATGGCTCGGGTCTCCTCGCTGGATAACTCCAGTGATCACCGCCCCAACGGAGCTCTGTTCCTGTTATCATTCCGTTAACAGTATACGTAGTATACTGTCGACGGACAGGAAAGACCACCATTCGGTTGCGGTAGCGATTCACAGGTGCCGGTTCTACAGGATACAACCCGGGATATTTCTTGTTAGAAAAGTCTCGGATCTCTTTGTCGAATTGCCAATACGGATTTAGCGTTAAAGCTACATTCGCAAAGCCAAGATCGCCAAAGTACTTGTAGACATAATACGGCAGCTGTTTGCCCTCACGGGCAAGCGCTTCGACCTCCAGAGCCTTCGCACGTCGCCGATAAAGATCGACGGCTAGATCATACCTAAGTGTGACTAGCTCAGGTGGTGTTAGTTTACCAACATCAACTGGCATGCGATGGCTCCTACGACCAAGTCAGGTTAAGGGCTTACACATCGAAGTGTTGCGCACCCCTCACGGGGTG